TTCCGACCGCGCTGCCTGCTGAGCTGACCAATCGCGTCGCAGCGTGGGAGTGGTTCCGCGTGCAGCCGAACATGGACCGATATGCCATGGACGTGCACGCGCAGTTTTTCGACAAACTTTGGAGCGAAAAGCAGTAACACGCGTCAGTCAGTACATGGACGACAAGCCACAAAGCGAATTGCGCCGAGAGCCTGCCACAGTGCATCCGCACAAGCGCCGCTGCGCGTACGCAAAACGAGGAACGCACTACTTCATCGTTGAGGACGGCTCAACCTATCCGTTCTGTTCGGATAAGTGTGCCAAGCGCGATGAGCGAGACGGGCCAAACAGTTGAGAGTCAGAAAGCAACGCAAACGACGCAGACAGCCACGAGCAGCACAGCCAAAATCATGGCCAGCTTGTGCTCCCGGAAAGCTCGACGACTTTATCTGGAATGAGGAAAAAGAGCATGAGTGTGTTTTCAATTCTGCGACCACCAACAGCATGCCAAACTTCCGGATGCAGCGGACACGCGTCCAGTAAAGGGCTGTGCGAGGAGTGCTTAAAGCTGCACGCCGCCGAACCGGAAAGCAAGTTCGACAAATCCCATCCCTTCCGCCCCATGTACGACGACATCCGGTGGAGGCAACCAGTCCGCGGATTGCGAGCCTGCACACTGCGGCGAGACCCTATCTGCGTTGAGTGTCGGCGCGCGCCGTCAACCGTTGCTGACCACAAAACCGACCACCGGGGAGATTGGACGCTATTCCTTGACCCAAAGAACTTGCGCGGCGTGTGTGCCAGTTGCCACGGCAAGAAAACAGGAACGCAACACGGCATAGGGAACAGAAATGGAAACAGACCGGGCAAGAACACAGGGCTGGTGAACGGCCTAGTCCACGACCCGATGGCAGCATTGCTTAGAACAGGGCCAGGTCAAGCAGAGTAATGGTACGGAACATGTCCGGTAAGGCGACGCTCCAGAAACTTAGCGACTTCTCCTTGCTTTCTCGATTATGGTGGCCAGGACTACTGATGGTGCAGATAACAATCTGATTTACGGGCTTACATTTACGGTTGCGGCTAGTAGGCAGTCTTTGAGTCGCAGCCTAGGGCTCGTCCGAGATAGATGACGGCTTTGTCGTCGGTAAAGGCTGCGTTTTGGCAAGCCCCATTCTGGTCGTCATCAGCAGCGGGATTGCGTTGAAGTGTAATCTGGTAGTGTTGCCCATCTGCGCTCGTGGTAATCGCTAGGCTGTAGGAACTCGCATCCTGGAGGTTAACGGGGAGCTTCTGCAACGCGCCAGGCTCCTCCTCTCGAAGGTAGCTGAGCATTTGACCGCGGTCAGCGAATCGATGGTTTTTCTCCAGGTAGTTGACCTGTTCAGTGTTCAAGAATCGAAGCGCGATTACGAGGTTTTTGTCAGCAGGAATGTCCGATTGTTTGTTCACCTGTCGAGGAATGGCGCCTCCAGATAAGACGCCTCCCAACAGGCCGCAAAACAGCACATGAAAAATTCTCCTCATGGTGGCCTCCGGCTTCGGGGATTGTACCTCGTACTGGATAATTGGTCACTGCCTGATTAACAGCGCAAACCGGACATGTTTCATTCCGGCGGTTCGCACCCTCCAAATCCATGCGTTAAACCGACTTTCTCCCGCACTTGAAAGCGCATTCCTCCCGACAAATCGACAGAGACACAACATTGTACGCGCGTAGACGAGACGGCGGCTTGGCGATAAAGAACGTAAATCCTCGGTTTGCAAGGGGCGGAAAACGACCATAGCCCCTATCTTTTTGGATTTCGTTCGGTCGCTCCAACCGCACGCTACTTTTTCGCACGCGTGCGTGCTTGACCGCGCGTCATTCCCTTAGTATTGCGCCGCATTTCCTCCGCCATTCCATCCTCGTTTAACGCCCCTTCGCTGTGCATTGGCTGCTAACTCGTAACAGCAGCAGCGGGTATGCAAGGGAGACTTTCCGAACAACCAAATTTGAATTTTCCACGCCCCTCCCTGCGTGGAGATACGCGGCCAGCGGGACTCCACAGCCTTGCTGGCCGCAACCCTAAAAGGACAACGCCATGAGCCGAATAGATGAAGTGAGCACTGCAGTAGCACAGCAAGTTGCCTTGCTGCCGAACCTTACCGATGCACAGCGCGAGCGCGTGCAGGAAATCGCAGCCGCCTTTGCCGTAAAGAATCAAGGCCGCCAGCCCGCTTACGAGAACATCGCAAACTTCGTTCGCAGTTCGGAACGACTGACGCCGAACACGTTTGCTGCAAACGGCGGAAAACTTTAGCCATGTCTCAGCCAGCGAAAACAATCCGACAGCACTTGCTCGAAGGAACTGTGCCGCAAGGCAAGCTGCCCCAGCCTTCCGCTTTCACAGGTGGTCGCCCGAAATTTCCTAAGCATCTTTCGCCAGTAGCGAGAACTGAATTCAAGCGCTGCGTCCAGTTGCTCGAGGAGCGCGGCACAGTCACGCCGGGCGACTACGCAACGCTGGCCGTTTACGCGGAAGTGGTCGCGCGCTGGGTTCAAGCCAAACGCGAAATTGGTGACGAGCTGATGGTCACCACGACAGTGACCGATAACAACGGAACTCCTCGCACAGTGACGCGCCTGAATCCGCTGCTCAAAGTTGCACAGAACTGCGAGAGCCGAATGCTTTCGCTGGTCAAGGAACTTGGTCTGACTCCGGTCACACGCGACAAGGCCAAACCGACACGTCCAAGCGAGGCCGAGAGTGAAGCTCAGCCGGGGACTGTTGCTTGGATGGTCCTGCAAGGGAGCAAAAAGTGAATCTCATCGCAACTCGTTTTAACGACCCTGAATTCCTGTCCTGTGCGATAACGCGAGGCCTGCTGAAAGGCACTGCATCGCTGGAAGATGCGTACGCACTGTTCGGGAAACTTTTGCGCAACGAGACGCTGCGCCTAAAGCGTGTCGAACTCGGAATGGTCGCCGCAATCGAATCGCTGACGCCTGCCGAACTGCGCCTCATGCGAGAAAACATAACCGGCGTCGTGCAATTCAGGAGCGCCAAGTGAGCGCCGAAAATTCTATCGACGCGCAGTACAACGAAATTTTCCGGCGCGACAAAGTGGACCAAGACAATCCGACTGGCTTGCCGATTGGATTCCACTACATCAAAACGAGCCAGCGCAACGTGCTTGGGTTCTACTGCGCAAAGTGCAAGCTGCAAATCATTGGCGCGCCGAACCGTGTAAAGCACTGCGGCACAGAGTCGCGGATGCCGACTGGACGCTTTGCAAAGCTCATCACCAAATTGAAGACGTACAAAGTTCGGAGATATCGCTAGGAGCGGACGATGGACCTAACCAAGCATTTGAGAACAGACCACGCAGTGTCGCAAGCATTGGCCCGCTATGGATTCGTTCCACATTGGAACGACGTGATGCAAAGAATCCTGCGACACGAGGCAAAGCTCGTCGCGCTTAGCGGACAGGGACGCCTTATTTACGACGTGCCAGTGCGGCACGAGCGCAGCAAGGTAGTGGTTCGCGTCGTCGTGGACGCGGCGCGCACTTACGTCATAACCGTCCTGCCAGATGAGTTTCGGAGCGTGCTAAAGCGCATGGCCGACAAGGACAAGCGGCGCAAGCAGAAGTACTTTCGCGAAGCTGAGGACGACGACGATTTTGCTGTAACAGTTTGAGGTGGAGCTACCATGAGCAAACAACAGAGCTATGTCCGCAATCACGACGGCATCGATATCCTCTTCAATCGCAGCGAAGACGGTACGCTGACTTGCGAGCCAGTCGATATCGAAAAGTTTGAAGCCTACGCTGCTGGGCTCGGTCCGGACGGAGTAAGAGCCAAAGTTGCAGACCTCCGCGCCGACGACGAAGGAAGCCGCGCTTGGCGTGAAGCTGCCGAAAAGCGGTTGAACGAGATTGCAGACGAACTCCGCCAACAGAAATTAGAAGCACTGCGCGTCGAGATTCACGGACGCTAAACAATTTTCGCTACGTATACCGCAAGCGCAAGCCGCGCTTGCTACTTGGCAGAACACAGACGAGACAAAGGCCCAAGGTGGCGCTGTTGTCGTCGTACTCCCAAAGCAACACAAGGAAATCGAAATGAGTAAGCAACTCAGAGAACAGCGCGCTCAGGCTCACGCCGAAGGCGTCCGTGCGCTGGCCGGTAACAACACGGCTGCGTACGAGAAAGCAATGCAGCGCGTAGACGAACTGGCAATCCAGATTCGCTCTGCGGAAGGCAAGTCTGCTGTCATTGAGACACGCGGCGGCGACGTGAACCACAAACGCGCATTTAACTTTGCGAAGTACTTGCGCAACAAAGAATTGTCCACGACTGAATACCGCGATGTCGCGGAAGGCGCGCCGATGCTCAACCATATCGGAACGTATTCCGGCCTCGGCTTTTTGGTTCCTACGGGATTCCAAGACCAAATCGAACAAGCCACCAAGTGGTTTGCGCCTTTGGCCGACAGCGATGTGTTCGGCTCTATGTCCACTTCGACCGGCAACCCACTTCCGTTCCCCATCAGCAATGACACTGCGCAGAAAGCAACCATTGTTGGCGAAGGCTCGGCAATCACTGAGGCGGACGGTGCAGGCGGCAACTTCGGCGCGAACCACATCGTGCTCGGCGCATACAAGATGACGTCTGGTCTTGTGAAGTGCTCCGTGGAATTGCTGCAGGATTCCGCATTCGACCTCGAATCGTATTTGAGCGAACGCTTTGGCGAACGCTACGGACGCGGTTTGGAAGACTTCTTGACGAACGGCTCCGGCTCCTCGCAGCCGACCGGGATTTTAACGGATGTTGCCAACTCTGGTGCAATTCCTGTGGTCGCTGCGGGTTCTTCCGAATCCACTGGCGGAGCACAGACCGGCGTGAACTCCATCGGTTACTCCGACCTCGTGAACTTGGAACACAGCGTTGACCCGTCTTACCGGCGTCGCGCGAAGTACATGTTCCATGACCTCACACTGGCGTCCATCAAGAAAATTCTCGACAAGTTCGGTCGTCCGCTTTGGGCACCGGGCATCTCCGTCAACGAGCCGGACACCATCAACGGCTACGAATACGTCATCAACCAGTCGATGCCACAAATCGCTGCGTCGAACACCACCGTTGTTTTCGGCGACCTGAAGAAATTCATGGTTCGCAAAGTGGCTGGCATTTCCGTGCAGCGCTTGAACGAACTGTACGCTGCAAACGGACAGGTCGGTTTTCTGAGCACGATGAGAATCGATTCGCGCCTCATCGACGCCGGAACTCACCCGGTCAATACTCTCCGCCAGAGCTCGTAAGAGCGCTGTACAACCTTAACCACGAAGGCCCGCTAGGCAACTGGCGGGCTTTTGTTTTGCGTAACAGCCAACGGACGTTTTGTGAAGAGGGTTCCTCTCGACTACGACGTATTCAAAAGTGGAATGTCCACGTTCACGCGCCCTGGCCGCTCCAAGCGCTGGATACCGCTTTTCGCGCTCAACGATTTGCAACTCCGCACAGTTTTAATTCATGCGACGGTCGGCTACTGCTTTAAGGAACGCGCTCCGGAAGAAGTGGGCTGCGAACTGAAGTACTTGGTCGAGGTTGCGAAGGATAGAGTCGCGTACCACAACGCCAGACTATCCGGCCTAGACCGTGTGCATTCCGACCGTTTAGTTGCCCACCTGTCAGCCGTCGAAGCCTCAGGCGGCTACATGCAACTCATAAGCGCCGTTGCGTGGCGCGCGTGGCGCATGCGCTGGCCAAGTCCGGACATCTCCGCGGAGTTCGGCATTAAGTACTTGCAGGTCATGCAAATCCTCGAACGGCTGGTTCGCATCGCGAGAATCCTAAACTTTCCAACATACGAAGTCGGCAACAATCCGGGCCGCAGGGCAAGCAAAGCAAACGAGCAAAACGTTGCCGAGAAGTGGAGTCAGGGCCTTACGGTAGCGCAAATCATGGAGACGTTAGGCGCGGACTGGCAGGTCGTCGTCACCATTTTGAAAAGACTTGGACTGCACAAGCGCAGGCATCCGAGAGGCTACACGCGCGACGTGCGACCGAACGCAGCCTGCACGGTTGAGCAAATCCTTGAGCTCGGCAGGCAAGGTCTTCCGGTCTCGCAAATCAGCGCACGGCTCGGCGCAAGCCGCGATACCGTGACCAAACACCTCAAGCGTGCTGGCCTGCACGTTCCACGCCGAGCTAATTCTGCGTAACACCGGACCTCACAATCATGCGCTACAAACAAAGAACCGTCTGGACAAGAGAGCTTCGCGTGAGCCTATTCATGCTGCGCGCGCTGGGATACTCGATGACGCTGTGCGCCACAATACTGAGAGTGAGTCCTGCGTCAATTGAGAACCAGTGGAGGAAATTCAAATTAACAGTTAAGACGACGAGGCACCAATGCCGACGACCGGAGCGCCTCAGACTTCAAGGCCGGAGATTCGGTCGGCTTAAGGTCCTTGATTACTTTGGAACGGACAGTTCTCAATGCACGCTCTGGGCTTGCGTTTGCGATTGTGGAGGCGCGGCACTCATTAAAGGTACGCGGCTCGCGCTCGGCAAGGTGCGCTCCTGTGGATGCAATCGGCACCAAAGTCGAATCTCGAACGGCGTAAGTCTTAAGAAATTTCGGCGCACACACAGCTCGTATGCTGCAATGAAGTCCCGTTGCTCTAATCCTAATCTTCCAAACTACGAACATTACGGTGGTCGCGGAATCAAAATATGCGACAGATGGCTCGAGCAAGGTGGCTTCATCAACTTCGTGAAGGACATGGGAATCCGGCCAGCGAACAAGTCGCTGGACCGCATCGATGTGAACGGAAATTACGAACCGAACAACTGCCGTTGGGCTACGGACGAAATGCAGGTAAACAACAGGCGATGCAGTCCGAGCAACAAGGCCAAGATGAAAGCTCTCTCCGAAATAGAAGCGCGCATCGCAGCCGACGAGAACCCTTACTAGCTGCGTCACATCGTTCTGCTGAGCTGGAGAACTATAATCATGGCGCGCAGATTACCAACAAAGATTTCGTCCGGTGACCTCCGTCACCGAATCAAGATTGTCCAGCCTAACGGCACTCAAGACGCTATGGGCGGCGTGTCGCAGAATCCTTCGCAGTGGGAAGTCGTACGCGAATGTTGGGCCAGCATTGAGGCTTGGACGGGCGACGCGACACTTGCAACTGAGCAATTCATTTCCACAACCTCGCACTGGATTACGATTCGGCATCCGCGAGACATTCGCATCACTGCACAGATGATGGTGTGGTTTTCTGGCCGCACTTTCCAAGTGCAAGCCGTTCTGAATCCTACCGAACAAACCAAGCTCCTTGTGCTTGTGTGCTCGGAAATCAATAACTCCGCGCAGGAAGCTCCGACAAGCTAATGGCCGACAATCCAGTTACGTGCAAGATTTCTGGTCTGGACGACCTCCAGAAAACGCTTCAGGAAAAGCTGCCTGCGGATGCTAGGAAGTTCGTTCGTATCGCACTTTCGGCTGGTGGTGGGGACGTTAAGAGAGCAATGGTGGCGAATGCGCCTGTGGAAGAAGGCGGCGAGCACGCCGGGTTCTTAGCTGCACACATTAACGTAAAGACGCGGCTGACACGTGGCGAACTGGCTGGCACTGCGTTCATCGGGCCAAGTACGGCTGTGTACCCTGACCGTCAAGGTAAGCCCGGCACAGTGAAAGTGGCCGGAAAGACATTCCACAGCGAGCACGCCGGACAAGTCACGGCTGCAAGAGTGGCGCGGTTCCTTGAATTTGGGACTAGCCGGATGGGCAAAAAGCCTTTTATGACGCAGGCGTGGGATAGCAGCAAGCAGACCGCGCTCGACCACATCATTGCCAAACTTAAGGAAGTTCTAGGAGTGTAGCCATGTTTCAGGACGGACTCGAATCATTCCTTGCGGCACAGTCGTCGCTGACGGCGCTGCTTGGTGCAAGCCGCAGTGACAGGACGAACGGTATTTTTCCAATGCTGGCACTTCGGCAGGCCACACTGCCTTACGTGGTGTTCCAGCGTGTGAGCGGCAAGCCGACGTACAGCTATCAAGGCGCGAATCGCTGGCAGGATGCGCGGTTCCGATTCAGTTGCTACGCATCATCTCAGCGCGGAGCCGTGCTGCTGGCCGAGGCTATTAAGCTGGTCTTTGCAACATGGACAGGAACGTTTCCGGACGGAACGCCTGTTCAGAACGTGATGCTGGAACTGGAAGCCGACGACTCGGAATCGATTCCGAACGGCACAATCTATGCCGTTCACTTGGACTACTCGTTCCAGTATCTCGATCAGTCTTAATTCTAAATTCTTTCGAGGGCTGCCAGCCAAGTTTCCTTCGCAAGGTCTCGGCAAGTGGCTTTTGAGGCGTTCCCAGTAATTACGGAGTGTGCGGGATTTTCGTCGGTCGGTTGGTGCTGGACGGCCAGCCCGAGAGCGCGCACGGTTGCGGTCTGGATGATGCCCATCGTGAACTCTGATGGATTCGGAGCCCGCAACAACGACTCTCGAACAGTGGTTAACGTTGCAACGTCCACAGATATTTCAGGATCGGGCTTACCGGCCTTCTTGTACGCATTAGAGTTTACAGTCTTGTCCGGATTAAGCTGACCTTTACGGTTGAGGCGGCGAAGAAGGAAATCATCGTCTGATATTGCGATGACAGTGATTGGCACCGTTTATAGCGCTCAAGAGATGGCTGACCCGACTAGGCGAAGAATTTCACCTTCTGAAACGCCGTCGTGCTCCTCGCGGTAACGATCGGGTCTCGCTTCGTTTCTTGTCAGCAAATATCCGAATTCGCCGGAAGGTCCAACTTCTACCTCTATGCTGTCGGTGCTTCCATGCCATTCAAGCTGCACGCCGCCGCCCGACAAAGGAACAATTGAATATGGAATTGCTTTGGTACCCGACACTCCGTAAGAGCAGGCCACTATGTTCCAAACAAGATTCTGTGCAGCCGCGACAGCTAAGTCCGATGGCGGTTCGCTGCCGTAAGAGTCCCAGTCATGTCCGAAGCTCTTCATGCTCCTGAGCTGATCCAACATCAAACGCAGTTGATACACCGATGGATCTTCGGTTGGACGCTGCAACGGGAAGTCGGATGGGTCCACGGTCTGCTTCTCTCGGGTTTCGGGAAGCGCGGTGGCAAGTTGAGATTGCGTGCCGAATCTACCCGTTGAAGGATCAAAGAATTGAGGCACACCAATCTGCCCCATGATGTTCGCTGTGAACAATTCGACTTGGCTACGATTGAACCACGGCAGGATTGGCATCTTCCACCTCCTTTTGGTCATAGTGCTTCCAACCCGCATCCAAAACCTCTTGTTGAACTGCCTTCATTGGCCCAGTCGGCCCTGGGATTATAGTTTCGCTCACAAGAAATTCTTGTTCGAATGTATCGCGAGCTTCCAACGTCTCAATAACTGCCATGTCCAAGCGAATTCGGACGGGTCCGGCGACTGCGGCTGCCTTTCCCTTTGCTTGGGCGATTTCGACACTCGGATTGTACGGCGTCCCCCAGTTCATCTCACCAACGTAATCCTGATACAGATTCCAAACCAGAGTCTCCAATTCAGCATCATCTGGCGCAATTTGCTTGCCAAGAAGATCGCGGGCCTCCGTCCGAGAGATCGGGTAGTCGTGAGAACCTAGATCCTTTGTAAGCGTGGAAATGATCTCTTGAATTCGCTTGTCATCCTTACGGTGTTTCTTTAAGAGTTGACCCGCCAGCCGCTCTATCTGTTGCCGACTGCGGTAAACATCACCCAATGCAAGCGGGTGGACCCTATCAGACAGAACTTTTAGGAGCTGGGCCAACATCTCCTCTTTTCTGATCTTCCAATCCTCTTCGATCAGGCTCTTAAATCCAGCAACACTTTCAACGCTCACGGGCAAAAGCTGCCGCATTCCTTGGACAGGGCCTTCAGCTACCGGGTTCAACTGCGTCGTCACGCTAGGGTCGATGGGACTCAAGGTGCCAGCACGCGTCATATAAATCTGATTTGCACCGAGAGCCACCAGCGTACCCGCACTTAGACACCGATCTGGAACCAACACACCAACCCATTTCGCAAATTCCCTAAACAAGCGTGCCAAACCGAACGCTGCCAGCGTGTCGCCGCCAGATGTGAACAGGAATAAATCCAAACGTGGAATCTCTCCCATTTGACGAAGATGATTGTAGAACCGCGAAAGAGCATCCTTAGCAATGATCGCGTTGGCGTTCTGCCGGTCAGACGTCAGATAGCAGATCAGGCGGGATTTCCGCTTCTGCTCTATGGCGGCAATCAGCTTTCTGCGCTCAGGCCACATACGAGAGAGGGTGTCCATTATCCGGGCGGTAAGGATAATACCCCATTAGCTCCCAGGTCAACTGACTCCTTTGATGCGCGCGTCTACGCGACACCGGCCATTCGGTCAGTAGGTAGTGCAGATTCGATGCCAAATGTTACGGCGCGGGTACGGAAATCTGGCGGTTGCACACAGTTAGACTACTTTAGCGCTGGATTGGCTGCTTTTTCATTCTGACGAAAGCGCTGAGATTATCGTTCTTTAACCCAGCAGGTTTTGCCTGCCGAACAGCCAGGACACTTGGTTTCCGCCAGATTCGCTTGGACGACCAACGACACCC